TATGAAGTTGAAATGGAATATGAAATAACTTCTAAAACAAAAGCAGAAGCCGAAGATCTTCTCGAAAGAAAAGAGTGTGTTAAAGTTGAAGGGGTTGATGAATACGGAGAAACTTATAGAGAGACTATTAGAGGTAGCCATGTTAATGATATGTCTGGTGATGAACCTGTGGAATGGAAGAAGATTGGAGAGTGTGTTCCACGTGATGATGAAGATATAGATACAGGTAAAAGATTCTTAAACTATGAAGATCCTGATTGGATTTCAGATGATTATGAATGGGTTAAAAATGAAGATGGTACAAACATAACTAAATAGGAGGATATAATGTACTTAGAAAAAGCACATGTAAAAGTAATAGGTACCAAGTATGGTAGTGGGCCTAAAGAAAAAGATAAGAAAGGAGCAATATTATCAGAGTTTAAATTTGATGATGGTATTCAGTGCAAAGACTTATCTAAATTTCTAGAAGACTTACAAGAGAATCAACATCACAGATTTTCTGGTGAGGCTATTTGCAATATAGTAATAGATACAACAGAGGGATAGTATGACAGACATACCAATACTTGATAAAGGTATAGATGATTGGGGTGAAGATGAGCAGGAGAAGGCTTATGATAAACTCCAATCATTAAAGCAAGACTTTGAAGGGGTACCTACAAAGTTATATATAAATGAAGATGAAGAACTGCAGAGTTATTTAATGTGGTTTGCTCGTATGGAAAATCTTTCATATGAGTTAACTGAGGGGGAGACTAGGGTATGTTAGATTTACTTCTTCAAATTTGTTTGGGTTTTGTTATTTTATTATGGATATGTGATATAATATATCCACCATATGGAAAATAACACTTGACAAATCCCCCAAAGTATGATATAAGGATAACTAACAATAAGGAGGCTATCATGAAAAATGAAATAGCAAATATAAAAAGTCTGTCTGATGAGCAAATTAGAAAAATCACTGGACAAGATGAGGGTCTAGGTAATGGTATAGATATACCACGACTAGGAATCAATAGGTCACCTGAAGATGACGATGGTAATCAATTACCAGTAGGATATTTTTTTACCTATGATAAAAGTATAGGTCAAAATGTTTTTGGTAAACCAGTTACATTCAGACCTTTTATTAGTATGAAGCAATACATGCATTATGATCCTGAAAAAGGTGAATATGTAAATCGTTCTATTATGTTTAGAAATTGGAAAGAAGAAATAATAGATATACTAGGTGGTACTAAATGTGGTAAGGTTCCTTTTAAGGAGAGACAATCTTTAACACCAGAACAATTATCAGAACAAAGAACTATAAGATGTTATAGGCTGTTGTATGGATTGTTATCTTTTAAAGGTAAAAAAGCAAATGGTGAAGATCATGAAGTAGATAATATGCCTGTTCTATGGAGAGTTACTGGGACAGCATTTTCTCCTGTAAGTGAAGCAGAAAATAAAATGCGAGAACGCAACAAACATCCATATACTTGTGTATTTTCTCTTGAATCTAAAAGGCAGAAAAAAGGTGGTAATGTATATTACACACCAGATATTTCTGTTAATGCCGATGCTAATTTAGAGTTATCAAAAAAAGATACAGAAACTTTAATTGTGTTTCAAGGTATTATTGATAAGGAGAATAATGAAGTTGTTGAACTTTATAAATCTGCTAAAAAAAGTCAGCCCACATCTTCTGATGGTGAGTCAGCAAAGATAGTAGAACAAATAGAAGATCCAATTGAAGTATTATCAAAATAATGAATGATATACTGCATAAGGTTCAGATATATTTAAGTAAGGTTACTAAAGAACCTGTAGAAATATCTGATAAACTTGTTGAAGAGTTTGGTGAGGCGTGTAAAAACGCCTTACGCAAACAGTTTACTGAACAACGTAGAACAGGATTTCAACCTAGAATGTCTAATATAGGTAGACCTTTATGTCAATTACAAATGGAAGCAAGGAATATTAAAGGTGAAGGTCAACCATATAATGTTAAAATGAGAAATACATTTGGGGATTTGATTGAAGCTTTATCTATATTTGTTTTAAAATCAGCAGGAGTAAAAATAGAAGATGAACAAAAGAGTGTTAAATATAAGTTTAAGGGGTTATCCATTGAAGGAAGGTACGATGTTAAAATTAATAAAAAGATTTGGGATATTAAAAGTGCATCGCCTTATTCCTTTAAAAATAAATTTGGGGAAGCAGGTGGCTTCGATACAGTAGTCAAGGATGATGCCTTTGGATACGTATCTCAAGGATATTTATATAGTGAAAGTGAGAGGCTTCCATTTGGTGGGTGGATTGTAGTTAATAAATCTACTGGTGAGTGGGTAGTTTGTGACACTCCACTTGTTGATGACCATCATAGAGTTAAAGCAATTAAAAATGCTGAAGATAATATGAAAAGTATCCAGAATAAAAAACCATTTAAAAAATGTTATTCAGAAATTGAAGAAACATTTAGAACAAAGAAAACAGGTAATAAGATTTTGGGCTTTGTGTGTTCATATTGCCCATACAAACTTCCTTGTTGGGGAAGTGAATTGCAACTGTTGCCACAGCAACAATCGCAAAGTAAGAACCCTAAATGGGTTTGGTATACTGAAGTTAATAATCCTAAAAAAGATGAGACTTTAGTTAATGATGGAGGGTAGTTTAGAGGGGTCTACCTTCCATCTATACCGATGATATTATATTTTATAATATTTAAAAATAAAAAGGATACAGAGTATACATTGTTTACTAATGTAATATTTAATAATGAAAAAGAAGCAGAAGATTTTGGTAAAAAAAGTATGAAGAGGGGATTTGAATATAAGATTATAGAATATAATAATGAAAATTATGAAAGATATTGGAAATGATAAAGGATAAAAAATTTGATAAGTTAAACTCAATAAAAGTTTTAATCACCCCATGGGAAAAGGGCTTTACCTGTGGTATAATAATGGATAGTAAAGTCAAAATGTCTACTGAACAATATGAATTGTGTAGTACGATAGCACGAGGGATGATTAAAATGGCAACATCAGATCCACATACAACTTTCTTATATGGTTTAAGGGGATTTGCTGATGATAAAAAAAGCAACAAGAGTATGCCTATAAATTCTATAGCTGAATTTGATAAAGAAGATAACGTTATAGATTTTATTGAGTATCTAAAAAAGAAAAGAGATAAGGAGTTAAACTAATGGCAACACATTTAGTTATGGGTGACCCTCATTGCACACCCAAAGCAAGCAATGATAGATTTCTGTGGGCAGGAAGAATGGCTGCAGATATAAAGGCTACACATGTTATATGCATGGGTGACTTTTGTAGTATGGATTCTCTATCTACGTATGATAGAGGTAAGAAATCCTTTGAAGGTAGAAGATACCAAAAAGATATGGAGCATACACATCATGCTTTATCTTTATTTAATAAAGGTTTGGGTAAACATAAACCTATTAAAGTTATGCTTCATGGTAATCATGAAGATAGGATTGATAGATTTGTAGATGAAAACCCAGAACTGTATGGATCTATGAGTATAAAAGACCTACGTTACAAGAAGTATGGCTGGAGAGAAGTATCTTATAAAGCTATAAAAGTAATTGATGGTATACATTATGCCCATCATTTACCTTCAGGTATTATGGGTTCAGCTATATCTGGTGAGAACATTGCAAGAAGTATATTAAATAAACATAAAGTTTCTGCAACAGTAGGTCATAATCATTTATTAGATTATGCTGTATCTACATTACCTAATGGTAAAAAGTTACATGCTTTATCTGGGGGATGTTATCTAACTCATCCAGAACATTTTGCTAAAGATACCCAACATATGTGGTGGAGTGGATTGATAGTTAAAAGAGAAGTAAGTAATGGTAATTATAATATAGAGACAGTGGATATTAAAACTGTTAGGAGGTTATATGGAAGATAAAACTTACGAGAATGAGGTAGAAGCACCTAGTCCAATGGTTCAAATATCTTTAAGAGAATATGATAAACTAAAAGAAAGTTCTAATTATATTACAGATAAAAATTTAATATCTGTTATAGATAAAATTGAAGAACTTGTTAGGGCATTAAGAAAACATATTGTAAGAAAGGATATAGAATGATAGATAATGTAAATTCACCTGCTCATTATAAATATGGTAAGAAAGAAACTATAGATGTTATACGAGATTGTATGACTAGTGATGAGTATCATGGATACCTTAAAGGTAATGTTTTAAAATATGTTGCTAGATATAAATTTAAAGGAGAACCATTAGAGGATTTACAAAAAGCTAATTGGTATTTAAATAGATTAATAAAGGAGGTTAGTAATGGGACAAGTTAAACAAGCTGTAATTGAAGTAGAAGATCTAGTCTGTGGATGTTTAAGACAAGGCAGAACTCTCAATCAAACTATCAGAGATTTAAAAGAAATCTATGATAAAACAAGTAATGCAAATCCATATTTATCTAATGAAGATTTAATAGAGGATAAGTATTATCAATTTAAAGGTAACTAATATAACAATATAGGAGGAGAAACATGTTCAATTTTAAATTAGAAATTCCAACTTATGCAGAGTGGAAAGTACAATTTGAAAAATTCTTAAAGGAACAACCTGAACAAGCTAAAAAATATCAAGAGCAAGTTCAGAAATTCTGGAAAGATTTTTGGGAAGATACATTTAAAATAAAATAATAAATAAGAGGAAAGGAAAGATGACTAACAACTCAAAGGAGAAACCAGCACCAGCAAACCCCAGAACTTACTTAATAAATTCTGTACAGCTTACAGATATTATGAGGTATTTAATGACAAGACCATATGGTGAAGTTGTAAAGCTAATGAATATGTTTGCAACTTTAAATCAATTAGATCCTAGTATAGGTGCGGACTTTGTTAAAAAACCAAGTCCTGGAGTTTCTGATGGAAAAAAATAATATATCAAAACACACAGGATTATTATTTGAACTAAAGATTGGATTGAATAAGGAGAACTCTATTGTAATAGATTACGGGGGAAAACCTGTGGGTAAAATTAGAGAGGCTTTAAAAGATTTTAAATATCAAGCTAATCTATGTGCTGCGATTATTAATCATGCTAATAGTGTTGGTAAGAAACTAGAAGATGATATTAAAAAGATGATACAAACAATTTAATGGGTAAAAAACAAATAAGAAGTAAGGCACGGGCTATTTTAGTTGAGTGGATTAAAGAAGTAATTAAAAAGGAAGACCACCCTAAAGTTACCCGTGAGAACCTTGAGAAGTTAATTGAGAATAGTAGTTATTATTGGAGTGATGGTACATTAAAATTACAACCCTGGTCTTATAAATGGATTGTTAAAAAATTAAAGAAACACCCTGATTGGAATTTAGAAGATATTAAAAAAAGTATTGAGCCTTCTGAAAGAGCACAAAGAAGAGAACGTATGATTAAGGAAGGGCCTATTGTAGTTTAAAAGTTTTGGTCGCTGAAGAAGTTGCACCAAAAAAAAGGCACCCGTAAAGGTGCCCTGTTGTTGCCTAGTGTGGGGGGAAGTTAATAGCTTCTCCCCTTTTTTAATTTATTCTTTTAACGTTCAGCTAGTTCCTTTCGAAATCTTTCTAATTCCTCCGCTATAGCTTTAGGCTCGCCTTTTTTATTATATTCTAAGTTTTGAAATATATCTCTAAGACTTGGGTAAGTAGGATCTTTTGTTTCTGTTAACAAGGCTTTAGCTACATCGTCTTTAGCAAAATCTTTTGCATTTTTTACACCATCAAATGTGTCATAAGGCTCTCCTTTTGTACCATCTTCATTAATCACAGACATCTGATAGGATCGCGTATTTCCTATTTGAGTATTGTCCTCTTGTTTAAATTGTGTAATATCAACTAGTTCACCTATAACTTTTCTATCAAAAAGTATAACAAAACCATCTTCAGTTTTTCTAAATGTAATTTTCTTTTGAATAACACCTTCTTCAAATTCTCTTAGTGTTCCTCCTACATCTTCCGCAGCTTTTGTTGCCTCTTCAATGGTTGGGAAATGATCTTCCCAAGTTGTAATTTTATTTTTAATCTTTGATGTTAAGTCTTCAGTTTGCTTTGATATATCATCTTTTGTGTATACAATAGGACCACTTTCTTTAGGTATAGGTGTACTTAAAGTTGTGTCTTCTTTCTCTGGTATAGGTGTACTTAAAGTTGTATCTATTTTTTCTGG